ATAGATCTGGAAAGTCTTGTGGTGGTGTCCACTCTACTTGTGGTGCAAATAAAGGTTTTTGTATCATTTAATTATTCCCCATGTGTTAGGTTTGTTTTCTGGTTTATCTTCTTTTGGTTGTTCTATTTCTTTATAGTCTCTTTCAATTATCATCTCTAAAAAATGTATGGCTTTCAATATGTCTTGCTTCTTTCCTTTCAGTCTATGGCGACAAATGTATTTTATAGCGCATCCTTCTGGAAAAAGCAATTCATTCTCCACAACAAACTTACTAGGTTGAATTTTAAAATTTTGATAGTGTGATCCACCGTGTTGCTTGTCCCACACACTCATAGGTCTCCTATCTGAAAACTTTTGTAATCATCTTTGGGTTGGATAACATGTAGGTTTTCTTTTGTTCTTGTTGCACCTACATAAAATAATCTGTTCTCATCATCTGGATTTTTTTCGTAAGCTTTATTTGTATTGTGTGTAAGATCAGTTAATAAAACTATATTTTGTTTTTCACCACCCTTAACACTATGTATAGTTGATAATTGTATTCTAGGATTATCTTTCAAACTTTCTCCATTTCTTCTCATAGCTCTTATATATTCTTTTCTATCAGTTGAACAGTCATTAAATGCTTCAAACCAATCTAATTTTATTTGTAATCCATAATCTTTAATTAATTGATCAATTCCATAAAAAGATTCTTTAACCATTCCTTTCATTTTTTTCTTGTGCCAATGATTAGGTCCCATATATTTGGCTATATTATCTAATTGTTTAGAATTTAATAATTGTCCTTTTAATAGATTATGCCAATCAATAGCTGCATCTTGAATATCTTTTTCAAAAGATTTTTTAAATTTATTTTCAAAATATAAACCCCTGGTCTTTAAGGTATCTTCTATGGCCTCCAACATATGACGAGTTCGTGTTAAAACCATCCATTCTCCTTTGCTTAAATCTACATCTTCAAATGATTCATATATTCTAACTGATCCTTCTACAGTCTTTGGTTTCCATTCTTTATGTATTCTATTTGAAACTCTTTCTATAATTTTCATAGCAAAGTCATGCACCTTTCTCGGTATTCTCATTGATTGGGTAAGGTGTAACATTTTACCTGTTTGAGTTATAAATGAGTCTACATCTGCTCCGGCCCATCTAAAAATAGCCTGGTCGTCATCACCTGCAATAAAAGAATCATTTGTATTAAAATGATTAACCATATCCCATTGCATACGAGATAAATCTTGAGCTTCATCTATAAATACTACATCAAATTTTGGAGATTTATCAGACTTAACAAAGTCTAATATCATGTCATTGAAATCTATTAGGTTATATTCTTTTTTATATCTGTCTAATTCATTAGCTATTATGTTAAGTTTATCATATTCTACATCTTGGTTATGATCTCCCAAATTAAATTGTTGATCAATTGTAATGTTTCGAAGTTTAGCTAAGTTTATAATTCTAAGATAATCACTTTTCGTAGTAAATAGACCTGTCTCTTCTTCATCATAATCATTATAATCTAAAGGTAGGTTAATCTTTTGACCTAAATCTTCATAGTGTCTACGTTGCATAACATTTTCTTTATTAATACCAAGTCTTCTAAAAGCCAGTGAATGTAGTGTTCTAAAATAAGGTAAGTCATCTTCACCTAGATTAAATTTATTCATTGCTCTTTCTTTAGCTTCGTTGGCAGCTTTTTTAGTAAAAGCAAAATAACCCACTTTATCTGGATCAGTTTCTTTTAAATAATCATCTACTTTATTTAAAAGTGTGTGCGTCTTCCCAGTTCCTGGGGGTCCTAATACAATTGTTTTCATTAAAACGGATCATCCTCTTTTAATTTTTTTTGTGTGTAATTATTTTCTGGTCTTTCAAAAGCATCAATAATCATTACACTTGGTCTTTTCTTACCAATAATTAACCTATCATCTTTACAATCACAATGTTCTTTCAACATTTGCTGAGTAGGTTGAGCTTTCTCCCCCCATTTTTTTCTTTGTAGGTATCCATGAAAAAATTTACTAAATATAAAATAATGTTTTCCCTCATGAGTCCAAACGTTCCCACGTAATATATCTTCTTTGGTTGTACTCTTTGCTGTTCTGTTAGTACAAAATTCTTCCAAGTGGTCCTGGAGTTGATCTAAAATAGATGATCCCTGTGGTGCTTTAACAATCTCTACACCAGCTAATAGAAGATCAACATATTTATCAAATTCATTTGGTTTAATTCTAGAAGGTTTTTTATTTATTTGTTTCGTAACCGTTCGTCTAAATAATCTTTGGTCCATAAGACAGTCTATGTTGTCTAATTTAACTCTTTCCCCATCTACATTAACCCAATAGTATGGTTCGTCTAACTCCACTTTTTGTAGATCACTTAGTTCAGGAAAGATTGATTCTCCTCCAATTCCAAACTTTCTACTTCTACATAATTTTTTATCACAATGATTACACATTGGTTCTTCATTACATTTAAAACCTAATTCTTTTTTTCCATGAAATTTTATTTTATCTTGAATTGTTTTGTCGTCTAATGGAGTTTCAAAATATTTATAATTAAATTGATTAATTCTGTTTTGCCAGTCTTCTGGCCACTTCCTTTTTGCGTATTGTATATACTGATAGATCACTCGGTCTCTTCCATCTGTTAATTTATTTTGAGTTAATGATTCTATGCATGGTGGTCCATCGCTAAATTCTGATTCTGGTCTTTTAATTTCTAGTCGTTCTAGGGCTTCCGGTGTTAATTTATTTCTTTCGTATAAACCGTAGAAGCCATTCATCCCTGCGGCCTCTCCATTTTCCAGAAAAGCATACCTCGTTGTGTTATCCCCATTAAAATAAGGTAGATTAAGAAAGTTTCCGGTATCCTCTTCTGATTTTAATTCAACTTGTTTTGGAAAGACTTCTGATCCTCCGTAGCCTAATACTGCACTAACAGATAATAGTTTATCTCTCATTAATTGTGCCGTGACAGGAACTGTGGTGAAACAAAATACATGTGCCCCACCACTTTTAGACCTGAATACCACGAGCGGTAATTTTAATAATTTTATTTTATTGATTAGTTTTTGATGATCAAATCCGGCATAAGAATCTATATCTAGACAACCCCATATGCATTTATTTTCATCATTAATTGGAATAATTCCTAAACTTGGTTCTGTTCCTTGTAAATGTCTAAGCCACATATCATCTGTGACTGTTTCTCTTTTAACAAAAGATTTTCCTTTGATCTTCTCGCCATCGACACCCTTCTTGTCTACGAAGGTCACTCCGTGCGCACGTTCCAATCCTGTAAATATTTCTTTAAACCGATTCATAAATATTTGTGACGGGCGGATCCACTCTCGCTTCGCCGCCCGACTCCTAGGAATTAGTATGGAGTATCCTGTTTGTCTTCGTTACCGTGTTTGACTTGCACATCACCTTTGCCTAATCTTTCAGCAAAGCCTTTTGCAACACCATACACATTTTTATCTGTAACGGGACCTACTTTAGACACTTCCCATCCAAACCATGTTCCCTTGTCATTCGACATTTGAACAGTTTTTAGATTATAAATGTGGCTGTAAGTTGGCGGTGTGAATAAACCATTTTTGCCTGGCATCTTAATCCCCATCATAATTGAATTCCATTTACGACTAATTTTTAATTGAGTCGCTTTCATAGAAATCAAAGCTGTCTGTGGATTATCACCTAAGACTACTACAAAATGATTTGCAGTGTTCTCAAGATAATTACCATTTGGTAATCTATCTTTAAATGATTTATCTCTTGTGGTTGTACTCACAATATCACTATCAGCGTTATGGATAGCTACTGGAGCACCTTTACCCTCACCTCTATCTGCCCATTCTACGTATTTTCTTTCGTAGAAAACTGGCAATACATCTATCCCTTTAGCACCATCATAAATTTCATTTGTGACAGTGTTGAGAATCATGCCTGGTTCTGCACCTTCGACATATTTCCCATCCCTCTTATTAACTTCAGGAGATAGTTGTCCTAAGACTTTCAGAAATGGTAATGCAAGATCTTCTTGCGTCATGTTCTGAGAGCCAGCATTTGCATCAGCCTCGAATAAGTTCGTAGACAATGCACCTGCATTTTCTTTTTTTGCTACTTCGTTCATGTTTATTGTTTCCTTTTTATTGTAGTTTTATTTCCAACAAATACGTTGAAAATTTCCGTTGGCATTTCTTTACCCGCCTCTATACGCTCACGGACTAGCGCTTTCAAAGTCATGGGTTCTACCTTCAACTTTTGTGTCGGTTCAAACCCGTGACCCTTTGCAAGTTCGGCATAATCAGCCGCCTTGTTATCTTCGTTGCGACCAAAAGACACGGATATCTCATTTTTGATTATGTCTCCCAATCCATTTTGACGAAGCCAGTTAAACGCAGCTTCCCTGTTTGCTACAGTTATAGTTGCGCTATAATTTGGTTTAACATCTACTGAAGAACCATCCATAAGTTTTAAATGAGATAAACCCATTTCACTCATCATAGTTGGAATAACTTCTCCTGATATATGTTCTAATTCTTTTTTAGTGTTCTTCATATTTTCTTCTTGAAGCTCAAGTCTTTTTTGAAGATCTTCTAATCTCTCTACTTGATCTGCTAAAGATTGTATATTGTCAGTTTTTTTAATGACCTGCTGTTGGTCTTGTTCAAAATCTATAGACATATTACATCTCCACCACTAAGTTAATTTGCATTTTAGGTAATTCAACTTCTAGAAATCTTACAAAAGTTATATCTAAATTTTTATCTATCTCTAAAAATGAATCTCCTATTCCTACATTTATAGGAACATTTTTTAATTGTCTGACTTGAAAAACATCTCGTGCTATTCTTTTCAAGTGTACTTCTCTTTCTATATTACTCATCTATTTTACCTTTCTCGTATAAGTCTATTGTAATAGGATA